CCTGACCGACGCCAACGCCGCGTTGGGCACCGGCGGATCCGACCTGGGCCATCTGATCCTCGGGCTGGGTTCCATCCCGATCGGCAACATCACCGACCTGAGCACCTACACCCAGTACTTCAACAACCTCGGTCAGTACGACGCCAGCCAGTTGTTCAACCTCGCCAACATCCCCGCCATCGCCATCTCTCGCATCACCAACCTCACCGGCTATCTGGGCAATCTGAACAGCTCGGGTGTCCTCTCGTTGGCCGGGCTGGCAGCTGGCGCCCTGCCCGGCGGAATCACCCTTGATGCGTCAGGTCTGACCGGACTGGCCACCGGGATCGCCACCTGGCTCATCAGCAGCGGTGCACTGCCCGCTGCTGCCACGGTGGCCGGTGCCCAGCTCACCGGATCTGTCGACGCCAGCCTCATCAACGGTGTCACCGCCAACGAACAGATCATTGCCGATCAGATATTTGGTGCTGCCAATCAAAATGCCGGTCAGGCTCTGACGCAGATTCAATCTGCGTTGCAACAATTCCCATTCGGGAATTTAGCTGGTTCTCCTGGTGCTACTGGTGCAGGCCCGCTGCAAGGTCTTGCCGACACCATGCTGCAAGGTCTGACCAATCTTCCGGTGGTCGGTAACACCCTGGCGAACGTTTCTAACTTCTTGAGCGGTATGGCGAACCAGCTCTACGGCTACACGCCCGCCAGCCCACCGCTGGAATCAGTGGCCGGAACGACAACCGCCAACAGTCAAACCATAGCCCAGATGACGAATACCCGGTCGGTGTCTCACGCCATCGCGCCGACCGGCGATGCGACCTTCGACCTCGCCCTGTTGACTGGTGCCACAATTCCCACCCTGGCCGTCACGCAGGGCAACAGCGTCATCGGGTTTATTCGCACTCCGACCGGGGGCAATCCGAACATTCCAATGACGTTGTGGCCCACCAAGCAAGCCGTCGCCTGGAAGAGTACCGGCTACAGCGGTAGCATCACCGCATTATTTATCAACATTTACAAGTACAACACCGTGACCGGTATAATGGATCTCTACAACCAGTCGCCGAATCTCGTTGCCACTATTGCCAACTCGCTCAACTTCTACTTCTACACCATCATCCCCGACCAGCCGTATCTGCCCAGCACCCTTGCCTTCCAAGGTATCCCCTACGCTCAGACTGATGTGTTCGCCGTTGAGATGGTGATAGTCGGAACAGGCACCTACAACCTCGCCGGTCTTACTCTGAACCACGCCTCGTATCCTGGCGTGCTGCCGCCGTACATGGCCGCGTACCGGGGCAACGGCACGACCGTCCCGTCACCGCCTGAAGAGTTGATCCCCGGCACGCACTTCTTCTACCAGACCCCGACCAAGGTTCCCTGGTTCTCACTGACCGGGTCATCGGGCGCAACGACTTATGCGCCACAACAGGCTCCCTTCATCACGGCGGGCAGCTTCACCTACACCATTCCGACTTGGGCACAGTTTATTGACTATGCGATCTGTCCCGGTGGCGGCGGCGGCGGGGGTGGCGTCAACGCCTGGGGCAATGGCGGATCGAGTGGTAATTGGATTTACGGTACGTTGCAGGTCGGTGGTATCAACGGTCCACCCAAGTCCACGCCCCTGTCACCGTCCCAGATAACCGGCGTGGTGGGTGGAGGCGGCGCACCCGGTTCCAGCGAGTACTACCTGCGGAACCACACTGAGTACCTAAACCTCGGCGGAAGCCAAAGCGGCACTGATGCAAGTGTTAACTATGCCGCCGGTGGGGGCTCGGGAGGTGCCAGCAGTATCGCGTTCACTAGCCCTAGCGGTGCGATAAATCTTGCTGCACCAGGTGGTTTGGGTGGCGTTGCGGGTGGCGGCAGCTACCCCGGCCAGGCGATGCCGACACAAACCTACAACGGTGGCACCTACTACGGAGGCGTCGAACAGGACGGAGAATCACTCCAAAATGGTTCCGCGCCAGCATACAACGGTTATGGCGGCAATGCTCCCGGTGGTGGTGGAGCGGGTTGCTACAGCGGCTCGGGAAACACTCTCACCACCGATTACTACGACGGTGTTGTTCCGCCTAACCACTGGTACGTCTGGGAATACGGCGTCAACGGCGCGCAACAGGCGGGCGCGGGGGCACCCGGTGCGGTGTTCTTGGTGGCGTATGCCCCGAATATCGTCCCGCCAGCTTCGGTTCCGTATGCCCCGGTCCAGGGCCAGATCAACGTGGCGATCCCAAGAGCCGCAACACGATAGGAGGCGTAGTGAGCAGATTAGGCCGAACAGCCCTGGCATCTGGCGGCTTGGGCACACCAGGCAGTACCGGAATGGGGATAACAGACCCGCCAAGGTCAACGGCATTGCGTATGGCACCTCCACCACCACCCGCCATAACCACCCAAAAAGAGATCGTTGTCTCGCTCCCAGCCGGGTCGAGCTTCTAGGAGAGGTAAAACATCATGGCAGCACCACTGTTCATCATGTGGAACGGCAACTCGTCGGCGCTGACCGCGCCGCTGGGTCCAATCGCGTCGGCGGCGACCGTGACACCGAAAACCATGCAACAGCTGCAGTTAGGCACATCGAAAATCCGTGTCGCGGAATGGGGCTATTTCTTCACCACATCTCCGACCGCTCCGGTGACGATGGAGTTGATCGACACGGGCGCTGTCGGCGGTACGGGTGGCACGTCGGGAATCGTGACTCCGTACAACGACGCGAATAACGTCACCAGGACAGCGACACCCAGCGCAACGGCAACGTGCTACGGCCCTACCGCTGAGGGCACCATCACCGCTACCCGATTGCTTGCGGCAACGATGGACCTCGCAACCTACTTCAAGCAGCAATTCCCGCTTGGCCGTGAACCAGAAGTTGCGCCGAGTAACTTTTTGCGTATTCGCGTAACACCGTCTACAGCAGCAGCCGTTAGCGTTATCTCATATTTCGTTTGGGAAGAATGATTTGCCGTTAATTACAGATATACCGCTAGAACTGGTCGAAATCATCGACCAGGAGCGCGACCGTGCTCTGGTGTCACCGCGTATGTCACGGTTATTGCGGCGATATCCTGGTGTCCCGTGGGCTAAACAGCATGATTTGCCAGTAACCATTGCGCCAGTAACGTTTGTAACTGGGGGTAGTGGTACTTATAATATTCCGCAGTGGGCCAACTTCGTTGACATTATTGCGCTCGGTGGTGGTGGTGGATCAGGTGGAACTTACGGAGGTAACACTGGTCAGGGTGGTGGCGCAGGAGGATGGGGCGCTTGGACGATTCAAAAGGGTGTTACATTTCCAACTGGTGGCATATGGACTATCGGAATCACAATCGGCGGTGGCGGTGGAACTGGCGCAGTGAATTCTGGCGCGTCTGGTGGCGCGGGAGCACCAACATATGCATCTGTTTCAGGAATAGGTAATTATGTCGCCGGTGGTGGGGCTGGTGGTGCGGGCGCAACCGGAAGCGCAAACTATTACCCTGGAACTGGTGCTGGCCCAGGAACATTAACTTATCGAAGCATTGTGTATAACCCTGCAACTTATGGTAGCTACGGCTATGGAGGCAGTTGCCCCGCGCCGCCAAGTGCGGGCGGCGTTGGTGTTCAAGGAATTATCTGGTTTGTTGCGAGGCAAACATGACCAGATTAGGCAGACGTTTCCCGGTCCATTGTGGATATAACCCGCCGCTGTTCGGTGAACCTGTTGGGGTGGTACGCGATTCAATCGGGGTGGGAAACTACGTCAGCGGCGCGTCGGTCAACATTCCCTGGACTCACACGCCTGTCGGCAAACCGAATTTCGTCATCATGTGGGTTTGTCTGCTGTACCAGAGTGGTGGCGTTGCCGCAAATCTCAATGGCGTCGGGATGCCCTTTTTGTTCAACTACAACTGGACGAATCTAGGCGGCTACGGTGGCTACACCGAGGGATTCATTATGTGGAACCCGCCACCGGGGCCGTGGACTTTGAATTATTTCCCAGGCACCGGCAGCGCGCCATATGCCTCTTGTAATTCCGTAGCCTATCGTAATGTCGGGCAAATAGGGGCGACGATACAATCGCCCTCAACTCCGCAAGTCATACAATCTGGCCCAGGCTCAATCATTAGTGTTGGCATGGGTGGTTGGGTTACTGCGGGCGGTCAAAACTGTCTGTTAGTACCGCCGCCCGGTGCCAACATTGCCTCTGCCGGGGGTGAGCCGCTGACGATTGGCGAGATACCAGGCGCAGGGCCGACACAAACAATTAACTGGACTTCAACTTGCGGCGACGGGGCTGGTATGTGTGCCGTAAACCTGCTACCCCAAATACCCAAACCGATGCTGTAGGAGGTTACATGACACAAATGATCTTGACACCCAACAATCCCGACCCCGCCACCGGGTTGATTGTCCCGCTGTTGGGTTGGCAGTTTGTTCAGGAAAATATCCTCGACATCTTCGCCGGGTGCAATTTGGTTTACATGGACACGGGCGGCAAGAACGGTGGATGGTTTCCTACCAACAGTCCCAACCCGCAAAGTGAGAAAAGCCCGCCTGACTGGTATCTGGTGTTTCAGCGCACCGGCTACCCCGCAGTCATCGTCGAGTACACCGACTGGTTGGCATACGACACGCGCAATCCCATAAGGATCACTCAGAACGATGTCGATGCCTACTACACAGTAACTCCACAGGAAGGATCTACACCGGCGCCCGCCCCTGGTTCTGGCTCTTGACCTCACGCTGTGGCTTCCCCTTTCCCAGCCCTTAAAGGGAGAGAGGAGGCGTTCCCAGTATGACGTTCAGTCTCGCCCTCGCCAACGGTGACCTGGTGCAACAGGGATCCAGCCTGGCCATCGTCTCGGGCATCGACAAGCTCGAACAGGACATGTCGCTGTGGCTGACCGAGCGCCTGGGAGTCGATCGATTCCACCCCCGCTACGGGTCGGTGCTGCCGAACTTCATCGGCGGGGTGATCGATCTGACTACGCAGTCGCGGGTGCAGGGCGAAGTCGACCGGGTGCTGGGCAACTACCAGGCCATCCAGAACCTGGCCTTGCAGAACAACCCGCAGATTTTCAGTTTCGAGGAGCTGCTCAACGCACTGACCGCAGTTGACGTCGGCATCACCTACGACACCGTCAGCGTGGCGGTGTCGGTCACCACCGGCAGCGGGGCCACGGCAACCACTAGCACATCAACCAGCGTCTAAGGGGCGCCGTCCATGCCCGGTACACCTGACCAGATCAGCCAGCAGATTCTGGCCCAGCTGGCGCTGACCATGCCGACCCTGTCCTGTGCGATCGGTACGCCGGAGCGCAAGATCATCGACGCCTGCGCCGAGCAGATCGCGGCCGCCTCTATCGACACCTACCTGATGGGCTCGCTGCTGGACGTCGACACCAAGGCCGGGATGGAGCTGGAACAGTTCGTCGGGATCTTTGGTTACGGCCGCCTGCAGGGCACCTACGCCCAAGGCACGGTGCGGGTCACCCTGACAGTGGCCTCCACCCAGGACTACACCATTCAGCAGGGCACCACCTTTTACACCACCGCCGGGCTGGCCGGGGCTGCCGTGCAGCTGTACTACGCGGCTAACCAGTCGGTGGTGCTCCCGGCCGGGGACTACTCGGTGGACGTCCCGGTCACCTGCACCACGGTCGGTGTCTCGGGCAACGTGCCGCCGGGCGCGGTCACCAACCTATCCAGCGCGATCGGGTCTTCGGCGGTGACCAACCTGCAGGCCATGACCGACGGCACCGATCCCGAGACCGACGACGCGCTGCGGCAGCGCTTCAAAGACACCTTCCTGCGTAACGTGGCCGGGACCGCTGATTTCTACATCGCGCTGTGCCAGCAGAACACCTCGGTCACCCGGGTGATTGTCTTCGGGCCGACTGTGCTCTACACCACGCAGATCGCCGCTCCCTCGACGACGGTGGCGCTGCCGGTCGATCAGGACGTCAAGTATGTCTGGGAGGGCATGACCAGCTGCTTCATCAACCTGGGCCAGGACGACGAGACGTTCTACACCGACGGCGACGACTACATGCTGTCCACCGGCGTCTCGCCGGTGTTCACTCGGGTGGACAGCGGGCAGATCAACCAGGGTGACATCGTCGATCTCGAATTCCAGTACACCCCGGTGTGCAGCCGCAATGATCCGGCCAACGGTAAGACAAACGCCGTCGATATCTTTGTCGACGGCATCGCGCCCTACAACGTCACCGAACAGACGGTGATCAGTGGCGTCACGCTGTCCAGCCTGGTCGACGACCCGCTCTACACCGGCAACTTCATCCGCGTGGGCACCCCAGGCGTGCCGACGGCCACCAACCGCTACACCCGGCTGGGCAACGTGCCGCTGGTGACCTTCCCGCCCACTCTCACGGTGGGCGCCGAGATCTTCACCTTGGGCACCCACTACTATGTGTTGGCCGATGTCACCGAGCTGCAGGGTTCGCGGCTGGAAGCTTCCGGCATCGAGTGGGATCCCACCGGCCCGGCCACCGGCGCCGAGCTGACCTTGGAGTACGTGTACAACCAGGTGCCCGAGGTCCTCGACGCGGTGATGACGACGAGCAAACAGCTGTGCACCGACGTGCTGGTGCACCAGGCCAACTACGTCTACCTGCAACCGTGTTTCTCCATCGAGTACAACCGCAGCTATTCGCCCGCTGTGACCAACGCGGCGCTGGCCACTCGGCTGCAGAGCTTCGTCGCCGCCTGCCCGTTCGGGTCCCAGATCAAATTCACCATGCTGTGCACCGTGGTCACCCAGATTCTGGGCGTGGACGACGTCAAGATCACCACCGTGGCCGACAATCCCGACGTCCACGGGGTACAGGTGTTCGCCAACTCCGAGGACACCGACCCGATCGCGGTGTACGACGACGACTTTAAGCTGGACGACAACCAGGTGGCCTACTACCTGGGCGCCATCATCACCCGGGTAGCGAGCCCGTAGATGCTGGGGGGAGGTGAGTCCGGTTCCAACTAACAATCCCTGGCCGTGGATGCCACCGAAGAGCACCGAGATGCTCTTGATGCACTGCGACGACACCGCGTACGTCGGCACGCCGGATACCAACCTGTACAAGCTGGTCGACGCCATCTGTGGCACCTGCGGGGCGGGCGGGTTGGTCAACGAGGTGTTCGTCGCCAGGCTGGCCGGGGCCATGGAGACGATCTTCGGCACCGACCTCGACTATGTGTTTGGCAACACGTCCATCCTGGTCCGCGCACCCGAGGAGTCCTACCCCTACAACCCCTCGCGGGACACCCTGACGGCCGCGCAGTGGAACGAAGTCAGGGTCAAGGATGCGTGGTACCGGGCGCGCATCCGCGACTTCTTCACCGCTTGTGGACTGGGTTCGACCATCGAGGGTGTGCGCATGTGCGTGCAGGCCGCGCTGTCGGTGGACTGCGACACCTACGAGGTGTGGCGGTACATGGACAATTTCGGCATCACCTACGACATGGGGCGCTCCCCGAACAGCGCCCGCAACGAGCTGGTGATCCAGCCGCACAAGGACTCCATGGGTCCCGAGGAGATGCGCCTGGTGCGCGACATGCTCTCCCGCTTCATGAGCATCGACACCATCGTCACCGTCAACGTGCACGGGCTCGCAGTGCACATCCCGGTGCCCGCGACCGGCGCCGCCGCCGACTCCACCTATTTCGAGGTGCAGAAAGTCGTCACGCCCACCCCGATCATGAGCCAGCTGCCGCCACCGGATCTGCTGCCCATCGACTTGCTGCCCACCGAGACCTGGATGTACTCCGGCGATCCCACGCTGGCCCCGTACGCACAGTTCAACATCAGCCAGGAGTACGCGTACTACTACCTGGTGGGCGGGGGCAGCCGCAGTCCGATCGACTCGGTGACCTACGGCACCATCAATCCGTACGGTCCGGTGAAGGTCACCGTCTTCGAGCTGTCGGGAGCCTTCAACCTGGTCAGCAACGTGGCCATCGGCATGCCCACCGACAGCTGGTACTCGCAGAACCTGAACGCCGACTACTTCCAGTGGATCCCGGTGCCCTATCAGGCCGACCTCTACCCGATGAGCCAGAGCGTGGCTCAGGCCACCGCCAATCTGACCAACGCGATCAACTCGATCCCCGGGCCCTTTATTCTGGTGGGCTACGACCAGGGGGCCACCGCGATCTCCAACGTCTACGACCAGATCCGTACCGGCTCACTGCAATCCCGGCGCCCTGACCTGTTGGCGGGGCTGGCCTTCGGCAATCCTCGGCGT